CCTTGAAAGTTATAGTCACTGAATGTGTCTTGACTTTGTAGGAAGGTAATGAGATTGTTCTTGATTCCATTAAAATCAAGTTCTGTTACTCTAAGGGATGTATTTGCGGCGGCCATTTATCGGATTCTCTCTAAGAACATTGTTGATACAACTGGTAAATCTCTATTCAATATTGTATATTTTAATGTGACATTAAATGCATTATTATCTGGATCATCTTTTACAATAACATCTTGTAATTTAACTCTTGGTTCAAAGTTATTTATCACACCTGTAACGGCATCTTTAATCCAAATAGCAGTCATAGGAGTATTTAAATCAAATAGTAATGCATTAACATCAGAACCAATATTTGATTGAAATTTTCTTTCATAAAAGTTAGTTAGGACAAGATTACGGACGGCCCTTTTGATATCCTGAACACCATTTAATATATTAATATCACCAGTGGATGGATTCTTAACAAAATCCAGGTCTAAATCAGAATAATCTGGATTTCTACTTACGAATGGATTAGTAGCCATGATGGTCCTTTTAGCGTTTCCTTATTTAGCTTACTGCCAACTATCTATTTCTGAAGAAGCATCAGGTTCTTGTGTTGGCGGTGTTGTTGTTGATCCTTGTGCCGAAGGAGGTGTATCTGCTTGTGTCGGTGCGGTTATATCAAATGGTAAACTTATACCAAGGGCCGAAGCAATTGCAGCAATACCACTATTAAGATTTAGCATTGAACCTAAAGAATCCAAAGCAACACCGGCAGATCCAGCAATACCAAGTAGACCACTCAATGAACTAATGTTTGTAGTTCCACCAACAAAGTTTGCTGATCCAGATGGCGCTCTCATCTCTACACTACCAGCGGTTGCTGTGTGTGAGATACTACCACTAGTGGCCGTATGTATAATATTTTGACCAGCGGTAACAGAATGACTTGTTGCTGCCTTGACTTTATGATTTTCTGATTGAGTAACATGATCACCAGTGACAGTGTAATTATGCGATTCAGCTTGTCTAAGAACGGGGCCCTGAGTAATAACACTATAACCAGAACTCTTATCAATAGCAACTCTGTGATATGGTGTAGTATCTGAAGGATTGATGGCGCCATATTTACCTTTTACCGCACCTACTGCTGCTGAGGAATCATATGTACCATGAAAAGAACTGGCTGAATGTTGATACATCTTTCCTGCGGCCGCTGTGATGAAATTACCACTTGAGTCCTGAGTAGAGATTTTAAGGTCTTTAGCAAGAGCAGCAATTTGAACTCCTCCTCCACCCACCAATGATGCAATACCTTTGGTTGTGGTTCTAGAATACGATGCTGATGAGGCTGTTTTCTGTCCTACCACTCTTTCATTTACAGTTTTCGCGGCCTTGTCATCTGTTCCGCGTATTAATCGGTTCATATTCTTAGCCGTCATATTCATATTACCAAGAACGGTTAGATTATAATCTTTATGAACCGTGACATTATAATCACCGTAGCAACGGAGAGAGGTATCACCTTTAACGGTAATATCAGAGGCACCAGAGATAGTAACACGCTCCTCGCCAAGCACCACCTCATACTTACCATTATGTGTGGTTAATAGCATACCGCCATCTGGACGCATTTGAATAGCAGTACCAGAACGATGCTGGATGGTTACAGTTTCATTTCCTTTGGAGTCGTCCATAATAAATGAATGACCTGAACGGGTCTTGTGACTCCAATAGTTTGGATACTGGCCGCCGCCTTCCATAGCGCGAGCATCTTCATCCACATTAAACTGTTGTGGTGTAGTTTTACCCTCGGAGTTATCGTTATAGTTGCCGCCACCTGCTGTTGTCACACTACCTGTTCCTGTTACATCAGTCATTTATTCATTCCTTATTGTGTAGTTACCGAAAAAGAACCAGAGGTACTTGCGGTATCACCAACATCTCCGCCATTTGCGGTAGTTTGATTAACCTGATTTACCACTTGTGCCCCTTGACCTTGTGTTAGTTGTTGATACATTTGTGTTGCATCTTGTTCCTGTGTCATGGCAAGACGCTTCCACATATCTTGCATTACTTGTGACGCGGTGCCGAATAGGGCACCAAAACCACTACTACCACTTCCGCTACCACTTCCTGAACCGGAAGATGATGGTGGTTGAGGCGCCGCTGAACCACCTGTGCTTGGATTAAATGCTGTATTGGCAAAGTTACTCTGAGCGTTGGTATTAGCATAGGTTACTGTGATTGTGCCGTTGTAGTCAACTTCCTGTAATGCGGTGCCCCAGGCATTCTCAATCTGTATTACTGTATTGTTAAGTTGATCAAGACCCATAAGAGATGTATCAAATTGTAATCTCTGTAATACATTCATAAGGTCATCTATAGATTGAACTTGTGCTAACAATTGTGCCGCATTTTCCAGATAGATTCCATAATGAACAACGCCGCCTGTAACATAACCAACACCATTATCGGTTTCGTGGCCTTGGATTAGATTACTTAAACTGGTTAGTGCGGTAGACATATTAGGAGTTAATACATCATGAATGTCCTGCCAATAACTCTGACCGTTACCTAGACCACCACCAGAGTTGGCAGAACCACCACCTCCACCAGAACCATTCTGCATTAGTCCTTGTAACATTTGACCAATAGAAGTAATCTGGCCTTCTAACTGACCAAAAATGTCTCCCGTCATCATCTTATCGTTATGTTGCTTTGCGGTTGGAACATTTTTAACTGCTGGTAATCGAAAACCGGACATGTTAAACAAAGCACCATGGTTAGGTAAACCATCTAAAGCACCTAGACTATGCTGTGTACCTTTTTCTTTAATGGTGCGAACCTTTGCACCACGCTCCTCACTCTCTTGGATTTGTGGAGGAATATTAACATCGATGGTTGTATTGATAAGTTCTTGCACCGCGCCGGCCATAAGATCAACACCACCGCCAGCACCTGACGAAGCATTACCATTTCTCATGGCATTAGCAAGACCTAGAATAACACCGCCACTTTGACCTAATCCTTTAAGCACATAAACCATGGCACCGGGATCAAGGCCGCCTGGAAACTGTTGCTGACCTGACTGGGTTGGATTGATTGCAGAACCCCAGAAACCAAGGTCTTCGTTATTAACATCTGGACCATGGTTCAATGACCTTGTGGACATATTACTATTATGTGATTGATCGCTTTTTGGATCAACAACAAAGTGTGGCTGAATAGTAAACTGATCTAGATTTGGATTTGCCATTATGATATCTCACTATTTCCTGTAATACAATCAAGTGTTGTGGTTCCATAACCACCTAGTTGAATATTGTGTTTTAATGCTACAATCAAATAAGAACCTTGTCCATATAAAGGTACTCCTTCTGAAGAACCTTTACCTTCCCAAACGAAACCAATAACTTGACCTACATGTAAAAGTGGATTCCAAGGAACTGTCAGACGTAAAGCAATCTTATCTTTTTCCAATAAACCCATTCTAGCCTGTCTCAAAAGTAAATATTGCTCAACACCCATATCACAACCATTTTGTTGGTGTGAGGATCCAGAATTGGTTATAGCAGTCTTATGATTACCCTTACCAATACCACATTCACCTATATTACCACCAAATAAACTACCTGCTTGGTTAAACGGATTGATAGTGCTTAGAGTATTCATAGGGCTACCATTAACATCAATACCATTAAGTAGGTCTGATAGGTAATCAAAGTCACAAGGGAAACTAAATGAAATGGCCGCGCCGCCAGTAGCAAAATCCAAAGATGTGCCTTGAGAAGCACTGAATACTAAAAATGGTGATTGGTCTATTAGTTTACCTAATGCTCTAAAATAATGTGTGCCAAGGTTTTCATAGGTCATATAATGTAGAAATGATGGATCATTGCCATTATACAATGCTACGTTTGCTTGTTGTGCTACTACTTGGAATGGATGGATATTTTCGGCAATATAATCTCTAGCAGGACCTGCGCTGTCAACGTTTGAAACATCTTCCACATTAGCACAAGACTGTAAAACATTTTTAACAATATCGGATGGCATCGCACATTTCCAAGATTTGGAAACAAGAGACTGAGCATCATCTAATAATGATTGATCGCAGGCGTGTAGCGTTAATGATTCGGTCTGACCTATTGTAAAATCTAATTCACGGTTGTCAATTCTATAAATCTTTTGCTCAACATCCATGTTATAACCAGAACCAGATTGTGACATGGTAATGGATACATTTGAGTTTTTATAATTACCCCAAACCTTAGGTTGTGAACCATAAACAAATGATTGAATTGTGACAGCAGTTTGTAATCCAGGAGTTAATAGACTTTCACCTAGAATTAATTCTTTTGCAACTACATCTGAAAATGTCTGACCTTCAATACCTATTAATGTATTGATTCGTAAGGAGTCATAACTACCACCTCTTCCACTATCTACAAATGCCATATTATGCGAATCCTCTCAAATAATAAGGTTGAACTTTAGCACCAACCATTTTCTTAAACTCGGTCATTATTTCTGGATAGTATTCTGCCTTAACGATTTTAATAATTCGCTTATCATCATTTAGTTTAAGTTCATAATCATACATAGAAACGTTTCGACCTGATACACCAACTTCTATAGTTTTTCCATCGATTTCATACTCATCATAACTTGTAACTGTAGGAATAGAACCTGATCTAGGTGGAGCATATAAAACTTTATCATCGTAGGCAATATCAGCACTTAAAAATGCAGGCTCAACATCATCACCAGTAAATACGTCACTATCTGCGGTTCTATAAGTGGTAGCAGTCCAAGGTTGGAAGTATGCATATGCCACTTTAGGAAACTGTTCTGTCAATCGGAATGAGTCCACTTGAAAAGTGGTGAAAGATGTGGTACCAAAATATTTATTAGTTCTGGTTATAGTCATCTCGGAATGATGTATTGTTTCTTTTGCTATCTCAATAGATCCATATTTGCCTATAACCATTTTCTGGAAGGCATCATAGTTGAGAGGCCACTCAAACTGTGGATCAAATATTCGGTTGGCATATAAAATCATCCAACCAGCACCTACGTCATTATAAACCTTCTCTGCTAACAGATCGGGAGTATCTCCATCCAAAACATTATAAACATAATATGATGATGTGTTATTAATAATGCTTCGAAGAATACTGAATCGGAAGAAAATATCAGTTACGGTTTCATGAGGACCATTGAGATAATTTACGATATTATTGATATCATAATCAATAGTTGGAAAATAACCAAAAAGTGGAGTATTAGCGGATATTCCTGGAATGCCTGTTGCTGTGTTAGCGAATGCCATCTTTACCTCTTAAATACCCAATCTTCTACTGGGAGTTGGATTGCTTTGTCAAACTCATCCACATTAATCTCAATAAACTGCGACCTGACCTGTGAATAAAGATATCTTTTAATACAAGGTTTGGATAAAGACTCTAATCGTCGGCTGCCTTGTAATAACTGATAACTCAATTTTAGTTTGGTCGTTTCATCGTATAGTTTGTTATTCTGAAACTTCATTAACTGACCTAATAGTGCCTGGCGTTCTCTTAGATTGAGATAGTGGAGGTTTAATCCTAAAAAACCATCTTCATACATCTCAATTGGAAATGCCATTGGAAACTTATCATACTTCGCTAGTGTCGCCTTGCCTTTTGGATCATACTTAAAGAAGAATAACTTTCCAATAACAGTATCATCACGACCTCTTTGATCGGATGCTAATAATAGTTTACGTGCCTTTGGTGACGCAGCATCCAAGGCCTTGTCAAACAACCACTTCTGTAGGTCTCTGGATGTATATTTTTCTGCCATTTATAAACTTGCTATATATTTCAAGCGTGATTCCCGCATTTTTGCTTTATGTTCTTCTGTAAATGGTTTTCTCTTTTTACCTATTTTTGATAAAGAAATTGCCAATGCTCTTTTTTGTTTATGTTGTTCGGATTGTGGGCCGAGTTTCCATCCACGAACTTTTGTGGATTTTTTCTTCGCTTCTCTCATTTTTGCTTTATGTTCTTCTGTGAATATGCGACCCGACACACCATCTCCACCATCAGTTTTATTCCTTAATATTCC